AGCAGTAGATAAGGTAGTTACTGCGACTTCTAACTATGTGAAAGAAACTGTAAAAGCTGCAACAGAAAATATTAATCTTGCTAAAACAGCAGAACTTGCAGCAGTAGCTAATCAAGGTTTAATTGAAAAATATGACTTACAAGCAGAAAGATTAAGACAAGTAAGGGATGAAGAAAGAAACACAATAGCTGAAAGAAAGAAAGCAAACGATGAATTAAATGCAGTATTAGACGAACAAGAAAAAGCAATGTTAGCTAATGCTAATGCTATACTCGCTGCAGCACAAGCACAATTTGATAAAAATGATAATGACCAAAATCAAATAGCTTTATTAGAAGCACAAAACGAATTGTTAGCAGTTCAAGCACAAGTAGCAGGATTTAGGTCAGAACAAAAAGCAAATGATTTAGCATTAGATCGTGAACAGAAAGAATTAAATCAATCTATAAGTGATGCAGAAGCAGAAAGAAATAAAGCACAATCTGAATTTACAGCAGAACAAATAGAAAACGATTATTTAAGATTACAGGCTCAATTAGATATTGCACAAAAAGAAGGCGAAATAGAATCACAAAGATTAACAGAAAAAAGAGATCAATACAAAGAAGGAACACAAGCGTATGTAGATGCTAACAACGAACTATTAGCATATCAACAAGAAAATGCAAATCAACAAGTAGCTATAGAAAAAGACTTAAATAAATCTAAAAAAGAATTAACTACACAAGCCTTAACAGATATTGCAAGTATTGTAGGTAAAAACTCAAAGTTTGGTAAAGCTATAGCAATAGTACAAGCTATTAGAGATACTTATGCAGGTGCTACAAAGGCATTAGCTCAAGGAGGTATATTTGGATTTATTGGTGCAGCAGCAGTTACTGCAGCAGGTATTGCAAACATAAAAACAATAACATCAACACCAGACCCAACACCTCCAGCGGGAGCATCAGTAGGTGGTGGTTCTCCTGTTCCTCCAACACCAGCAACACCTCCTGCATTTAATGTAGTGGGTCAAGGAGCAACAAGTCAGTTAGCAGATGTATTAGGAACACAAGCACAAGAACCAGTCAGAGCATACGTTGTAAGTAATGATGTAACAACTGCACAAGGGCTTGAAAGAAATATTGTAGAAGGAGCTACTATATAAATGCAAAATTTTTAATTAATAACGTTATATAAAATATGAAGATAGTTGAATTGATACTTGACGAAAATCAAGAAGAATCTGGAATCGAAGCAATATCCATAGTTGAAAGTCCTGCCATTGAAGAAGATTTTATTGCTTTAAAAAGTAATGAAATTAAACTTGCAGAAATAGATAAAGAAAAAAAGATATTAATGGGAGCTTTGTTAATACCAAACAAGCCTATATATCGAAATAATGGAGAAGATGAATATTATATATACTTCTCTAAAGATACGGTATTGAAAGCATCCCAAATGTATTTGACAAAAGGTAACCAAAACAATTCAACATTAGAACACCAACATTCATTAAGTGGTTTAAGTTTAGTAGAATCTTGGCTTGTTGAAGATGAAGTACACGACAAATCAAGAAAGTATGGTATGAATGTACCTGTAGGAACTTGGATGGGAGCTGTAAAAGTCAACAATGATGAAGTCTGGAATGACTATGTAAAAACAGGTAAAGTAAAAGGGTTTTCTATAGAAGGCTACTTTGCAGATAAAATGGAACGACCTAAAGATTCCGTTGGTTTATCAGAAGATAAAGAAGCTAATGATCTTATAGAAAAAATAAAAGATATTTTAACTAATGCCTAAAAAAGAATTTTTTCCAAGTTATACAAGCCCTAAAGGTTCAAGACGTGCTTGTTTATGTAAAGACAAAAATACTTATTCAAGAAAATGTTGTGATGGCTCTTTATGGGCGCAAGGCATAGGAGTTATATCAAGAACAATATGAAAATGCAAAAAAATTAATTAACCACGTTATATATATAATTATGAAATCAACTGAAATGTTAAACCAAATCAAGACGCTTCTAAATATAGAAGTTAAACTTGAAGAACAAAAACTTGAGAACGGTACTCGTGTAGAAGCAGAATCGTTTGAAAAAGGTAAAGAGATATTTATTCTTACAGATGACGAAAAAGTTGCTATGCCAGTAGGAGAATACCTACTTGAAGATGGTAGACTTGTAGTTGTTGCAGAAGAAGGAATTATTGATGACGTTAGAGAAGTATCTGACGAAGTTCCACAAAAGGAAGAAGAATCTAAAGATGAAACCGAAGATTTAGAGTACAAAGACAAAGAAGAAGAACTTGTAGATGACGGAGAAGAAGCTGCAGTAGATGACTGGGCAGGAATGGAAAAAAGAATTAAAAATCTTGAAGATGCTATTGCTGATCTTAAATCTAAAGTCGGAGAAAAAAATATGGAAGAAGAAGTTGAAATGGAAGAAGAAGTTTCAAGACAACCTAAATCCAGAACAATTAAAGAAGAATTTAACGAAGAAGTAAACGAGCAATTAAAGGAAGAATTATCACAACCTGCTGCTGCTCCAATTAAACATAATCCTGAATCAGGAAACGCAAAAAAAGAACATTTTAGAATTTCGCCAAATAGAAAGCCATCTACAATGGACTATATATTAAATCAATTAAATAAATAAAAATAAATAATTATGCCACAACCAACTATTACTACTACTTATGCTGGAGAATTTGCAGGTAAGTACATTGCTGCTGCTCTTTTGAGTGGTAACACATTAAGTCAGGGTGCTATCGAAATTAAGCCTAACATTAAGTTCAAAGAAGTTATGAAAAAAGTTGTTACTTCTGGTTTAATTACAGATGATTCTTGTGACTTCACATCTGCTGGTTCTGTAACACTTACAGAAAGAATTATCCAGCCAGAACAATTTCAAGTAAACCTTGAATTATGTAAAACACCTTTTGAATCAGACTGGGGAGCTGTATCTATGGGCTATTCTGCTTTCGATAACCTACCTCCTGATTTTTCAAGTTTCTTAATAGCTCACGTTGCAGAACAAGTATCTGCTTCAACAGAAAACAATATCTGGCAAGGAAATCTTGGAGGCGCACAAGCTGGAGAATTTGACGGATTCACAACTTTAGCTACTGCTGATGCAGACGTAATTGATGTTGCCGCTGTAGGTGGTGGTGTTAATTCTGGAAACGTAATTGCAGAACTTGGAAAAATCGTTGATGCAATTCCATCTACTTTATATGGTAAAGATGATTTACACATCTACGTTTCACAAAACATTGCTAAAGCCTATGTAAGAGCTTTAGGTGGATATGCTGCTATAACTAACGTTGCAGGAACTGAAAATGTAGGTTCTGTAGGAGCAAATGGTATTGACAACAGAGGTACACTATGGTATGCTGGAGGAGAAAATCTTTCTATTGACGGTGTAAAAATCTTTGTTGCTAATGGTTTACCAAACAATTATGCAATGGCTGCTCAAAGAAGTAACCTTTACTTTGGAACTGGATTAATGTCTGACTACAATCTTGTAAAATTGATTGATATGGCAGATATTGACGGAAGTAAAAACGTAAGAGTAATTATGAGATTTACTGCTGGAGTACAGTATGGAATAGGTTCTGATATAGTTCTTTATTCTTAATAAATTAAATTAACCAAAAATTAGGGTAGGTAGGTGATTATCTGCTTACCCTTTTTTTATAATAAAAAACAAAAACTATGGCTTGCGAATTATCATTAGGTAGAAAAGAACCTTGTAAAGACGTTGTTGGTGGGATTAAAAATGTTTATTTTGTAGATTTTGGAGACTTTAGTGCTATAACATACACTTCTAGTACAGATATTGTAGCTAGTGTAGGGAGTAATGTTGCTAGTTTTAAGTACGAAGTTAAAGGAAACTCATCTTTTGAACAAAACATAACCTCATCAAGAGAAAACGGCACTACATTCTTTGAACAAACATTAAATTTAACACTACACAAATTAACTAAAGAAGACAACAAAGAACTTAAGCTTATGGCTTATGGTCGACCTCATGTTGTTGTGGAAGATTATAATAAAAACTTATTTCTTATGGGATTAGAAAACGGTGCTGATGTTTCTGGTGGAACAATAGTAACTGGAGCTGCGATGGGAGATTTAAGTGGATATACACTTACATTAACTGGTATGGAGAAAGTACC